ACATCGGTTGACCACGTACCGGATGCTCCGAGATTGTCCCATAGCACAAAAGGATTGTTGCTTGTGCCAGCCGTTGCCAGCGTTGATGCGCGTGCCGCCGATATGATTATGGTCATTGGGCAAACACCGGGCGAATGCCGCGGTCCCCGGCTTCCTCAACCAGCTTATCAAACAGGCTTGATAGCTGCCCACCGCTGATCAGGTCGCTAGGGCCGACGCCCTGAATGAACACGTCCAACGGCTTTGGCGTCGCTGGCGGTGGAGCAGATGTAGCGGTTTGTCCAGCGCCGCCTCCGCCGCCTCCGCCGCCGCCGCCGCCAATTCCTGCGATGCTTGATACAAAGCCGATACCCGTTGCCAGTATAGACGCCGCCGCCGCCGCCTTAGCAAACCACGGCAAGGTCGGGTCAGCCAGCGTCTGGGCAGCCGCTCGATATGCGTTTACAAGCGCCTCAAACATGCCGAGGGCCCTAGCCGCGGCCATGACCTTCTTGTTATTGCCAGCTACCGCAGAGGCAATCATTTGACCAGCCTGCACCGTTTGGCTTAGCGCGGCTTGGGCCTGACGCCTGTCAATCGCCTGTATTTCGGACGCTGTACCCGACTCTAACGCTTTCGTAAGCTCTGCATGTTCCTGCCGCGCCACCAACTCCGCAGCCAAGGCTTCATCGAGAATGGCTTTCTTTTCCGCCAGATGAGCCATGAGCAATTCCCGCTCGGTCATCTGGCTTTCGCGGATTTGGTCTAGCTGCGTTTGCAGGCGTTCGCGCTGCGCATCGCTTTCAGGGTCGCCTTGCTCTCCCTCTCCGCGCCCACCAAAAACGCCTTCAACGGTAAATGTAGGCAGCTCTTGATTAGCCATCGCCTGCAATTCAAGGCGTTTGCGCATTAGCTCGTCTAGTTCTTGGTTCGCTTCTACTAAACTTTCCGACAGGGCCTGCATTGTAAGTTGATCCAACCCCAACATCGGACCTTGCCTTATTTTATTTTGAATGGTTTCTATTTCTTGTCTTACTTTTGCAATACGCTCGTCAACCTGCGCTAAATTCTGTGCAGAAATAAGCCCAAGCCCTGCCAAGAATGTGCGCAACTCGCTGTTTAGGTCAATGAATTGCCAGACAAGCTCGCCAACCGCCACGGCAAGCGCGCCAATGCCAGTTAGGATCAAAAGCTTCCGCAAAAGCGATAGGCTCGCGTTGACTGCGCCAACTGCGCCAGCCAAGGAAAATGTTGCGATGCGCGCGGCAACCATGCCCGCCACAAACCGGCCCGCAAGAAGCGTTGCGATGGTACCCGAGATTGTTAGCAAACGGCCCATATTGTTGAGAATGTCAACAATGGCCTCTTGGGCAACGTTCTTTAGCGACGTGAACGCGCCGCCGATACTCTGCATAACCGGCACTAACGGGCCGAGTGCGTTTTCTAGCTCTTTCGATCCGCCCTCAATATTTGAAAGCACCCGAATAAGCGGCACGCCAATCGCAACCACCGCGCCCATGGCCGCGCCTAACGCACCAAAGCCGCCAAGCAACTGCGGCAACTGCTGACCTAGCGCGATGCTGGCGGACGTACCCGCGCCGACCTGGGCTGCGAAGTCGCCAACCTGGAAGCTTACGTTCTGAATGCTGCGGCCAAAGCGGTTATTGTCATTAACCGCGCGGCCCATGACTTGCCCTGCCGCCCGCGTTCTAGCAGCCATGCGGTTGACGTTGCTGGCGCTTTCGCGAGCGGCATTGCCGACACGATCAAAACCCGCTTCCGCGTCCCGCGTGTCGGCAGTAACCCTCACTTCCATTTCAGGCAGCGCCATTTTCTAACTCCGCCTTTCTGGCCATCGCCCATTCGTAAAGGTCATCAGCTTCCGCCCGCGTGAGGCTGGTCACACGCCCGCGCTGCTGGTCTTGGTAGTGATAAAACAATGTGAACCATTCGCCGGGCGTCATGTTCCAGAACTCGCCCGGCTGTATGCCCCAATTATGGGCGCAGATCAGCATTGTTTCCCAGTCCACGCCGTCGCTTAGTTCGCCGCCTTCTTGCTGCCCGCTTTCGGCTTGGCGGGCGCGGCGGCGGGCTTTTTTGGGTCAGCATCGGGCGGGCTCATGGCCGTTGCGATAACCTCCACCATCTGCATGATCAACGCGCCGTTATTGTTGGCCATGTCCGCCATCAAATCGCCGTAGATCGCGTCCTCATCAATGCCCTTAACGCCAGCCGCCTTGAGGAACTCGCAGACGACATAGGAGAGATTGGGCACCGACAATTCGCCGTTCTGCGCATCATTGAATAGCTTGGTGAGGCTCACCTCGCTCTCGATGCGCCGCAACAAGCGGTTGGAAGGCGTCAGCGTGTACCGTTCGCCTTCCCATACAATATCAATGTCTCGAAAGACCTTGGCCATAGGAAGCCCCTATTAGGTGTAAGTGATGGTCCCAGCGCTTTCGGCGGTGAAGCTGAAGGTCATAGGGTTGGTGCCCTCCTGGCCTTCCACCTTGAAATTGGTGATAAACCATTGGCCGGTGAAATCGCCGATGCTGCCCATTTCAAACTCGAAATAGTGCAGAGACGTTCCCGTGCCCGGCGCTTCCATCAGCGACATGATGGTGTCGTCCAGCAACACGCCCTCGCACGTCAGCGAAATGGAATGCGTGCCGACATCGTCGAGAAGCTGCCGGATGCCCGCATCGCCTTTGTCGGTGATGTCGATTGCTTCAGCATTGATATTAAGCTCACCCATGCGCGCGCCCGCGACGGCGGTATAGCTGATGTTATCCGCGCTGTACTTGACAAGTACCTTGCGGCCCGCTTCTGCTGCCATGATCTAACCCTTTCTGGCTGGTCAGAGTGGTAAGGAAGTCACGCGAAACTCTAGGGTTGCGCGTTTCGTTTTGCCGTCCGGCTCTGTGGAGTAATTCACATCCTCCACCCGCGTTTCGATGTGCCCGGTGATATCCGGCATGGCGACGCGGTTGAGCGCATCGAACACGGCACGACTGACAACGGTTAGCGCCTTCATGCTTGGCGTGCGGTGCCAAACATCGACTTGAACCAGCGCATCCATGCCGAACTTTTCATTGGTGGCGAGGCCCTGGTCGCTGACGATCAGGAAAGACACAAACGGGAAATTGCCGGTTACTTGCGCATCCGACACTTGCGGCGCATCGGCGGAAAATATGGCAGGCAATGGGGCGTAAGCAGACGATAGGTTGCTTGTGACCGCGGCAACATTCAGGTTGTTGAATACCGCGGTCACTAGCTCGTCGTGCCTCATTGCATGGCGTCCCTAAGCGCCCGCTCGATCCGTTCCGCCAATTTGGGGCGCATCTTTTCAACCGCCGGACGCCATGAAGGGCGGGGCGCGATGTAGACGCCTCGACTGTCACCGCCGCCATATTCCAGCCGCGCGGCATAGATGGCGTTACTGCTAACCGTTGCCGTGAGCGGCGTTTCCTGACGGAACATGATGGAATTGATTAGCCTGCCGGTGTCGATGGCAGGCGGCTGCCCTCGCGCGCTGGCCCGATGGGTGCGGCTGCGGTTGCGGCCCTTGCCCCGGCGATATAGACGCCCGCTCGCCGGACTGGACTGCATCCGCTTCTTAATATCCCGGTCAACATCAAGCGCAGTTTTCGTGACCGCCGCGCCAATCTCTGCCACGGCATCCTTGCCCACGGCCTCCAGCGCCGCGATAAGCTCCTGCACGCCGTCAAGCTCAATGCGGATCGTGCTCACGTCGCCACCCCGCCATCCAGGTCCATTTCTAACCAAGTATCGGCGAAATCGACGTTGCGAATGTCGCGGATATTGTACGCCTTGCCATCGTGCAGCACGCGGTCGGCTTCCTCTAGCGTGGCGTCATAGCGGGTCACGCAAAGCACCCGCGGCCTAGCCTCTAGCCGGTCATGCTGATGCACTTCCCGCCCTGAAAGCGTTTTCAGCATCGCATAGCGCGGGGAACTGCCGATAGTTGACCAAGCCTCAGTCCAGCCGCCAGCGCTGTCTCCGGTCTTTGTGGCGCGTTCAAACGTGACGCGCTGCCGAAGCTGGCGTCCGCTGTACTTGTTGCAAACGGTCATTAGAACCAGCCTAGCTGATCGTAGCGCTTATAAGGCGTCAGGAGCGCCTTGCAGCCTTCCGGCATGGCGCACCCGCCCCGGCACTCATACATGGCCTCGACGTGCTGCCTGATCGCCTGCACAATGGGCGTGGGGATTGATCCAGCGCCGTAGCCCGCCGTATAGCGCACATAGACTGCATCACGGTCGCGCAAGTCGGTCGGCCATGTATAGCCGTCATTCAGATAAACGCGCCCGCCTTGCAGGTCCGTGGAATAGGCCGCGCTCGCCAGCACACTAGACGAATTGCTGCGGTCGTATGTGGTAATGCTATCTAGCGATTGGATGGGCGTAAATGGCAGATCAATCTCGCCAACACCACCAAGCACCGTGCGATAATGCGCGTCATGCATGCCCGCGCCCATCATGACGATCCGCTCGTCATCATCGCCGGGAAAGCCGTCCATGCGCAGTTCGAGAATTTCAGTCAGCAGCGCTTGGTGAGTGTACTGCTTGGCCGCCTCCGTTGCCGTGTCCACGAAATCCGCTATCAATGTGTCGTCGTCGCTATGGTCAACGCGCAAATACGTTTTCATGTCCGCCGTCGATACCGCGTCACCCGTTGGCGGGGTGATGGTGACGATGGAGCGGCGATTGTAGCGGCCACGGTACGGCAGCATGAGCTAGCCCTTGGTGCGAGGCGCACGCTTGCGCGCCTTGTTTTCAGGTGCCGCTTCGGGCTTTTGGTTGACCATTTCAACCGCGCCCTCATCAAAGAACACTGTCAGTTGATCGCCGGAAATGTCATAAACCTCACCCGCCACGTAATTACGGCGGCTGTAACCGTCCGGGTAATAGGTCATGGTGCGAAGCATTTTCACAAGCGCCATGGTAAATCTCCAAAACGGGCGGAGCCGAAGCCCCGCCCAATAGAAGCCGCTTAGGTGGCGGCGGTGCCCGCGTCGATGGAGGCCGTGCCCTGAATGGAGCGATAGCCCTTCACCGCGATAACCGTCACCGCGGCATCGGTGCCGGTCGTGCCAGTGGCAACCACCCGCACATAGCGCTTTTCACCGCGATAACCGATAGAGCCGACAAGCACGTTGTCGTCCGTGTCATCGGTCACGGTCAAAGCGCTTTCCAGGCCGATCAGGTCAGCATCGGCAACGGCGGTCGCACCAGACGCCGCCGTGGTGTCGCCTTCCTGGATTTCGAACGAAAAGCCGGAAGCGTCACCGGCATCGGTAACGGTCCCGGTGGAAACGACAAAGGTCAGGGCCTCGAAGCCCTGCATGTCGATCCAATCGCCCGCCGCGGGCGTCGCGCCGCTCAGCGTGGCGGAAAGCGCCAGCCCGTATTCGCACGGGTTGCGCATATCGTACTTAGCCATGGGCTATATCCTTTCTGTCAGCCGCCGTTAGGAGGCAATCTTGCCGATCTTGATGGCGTCAAAGCTGGTCACATCGCCGCCCGTGCGTTTCGTGGTGTAGTAGGTCACGAAGCCATGGGAGGAATACGGATCGCGCAGCACGATGACGCCCACCCGGTCATAGACCGTGTAAGCCGTGCGCCAGTCCGCATACGCCACCGCCAGCGCGCTGCCCGCCACGACCGGCATATCGGCCATGAACCGAACCGGCTTTCCGAGCATGGTCATGGACGGCTGGCCATCGCGAAGCAGCACCGGAGAGAAGTGGTACTGATCCGCGCCCTTGAGCGCGAGCGCCGCCGCAAACGTGGTGCGGTGCATCGCCCATACCGCGCCCGGCTGGTAGATTTCGTGCAAGTCGCCCTGCAACTTAATCAGGCCATCCGAATTGAGCGAGGTTGCGCTGCCGAGGTTGCGCTGCTCAATCTTGCCGCGCTCATAGACGCCAGCGGCAGCCCATGCCGGATAGGTCAGGAAGCCCCGAATTTTCGTCGTGCCGGTGACGAAATCGGTGTTTTCCTTGCGTTCGATCCGGTTGCGGACCTTGCCAGCCAGCCAGCCTTCCACGTCGAAAGCCGCATCCTGCAGCATCTCCGTGGTCACTTTCGGCGCGGCCTCGTACTTGTGCGCGGTGATGGTTTTCAGGCCGATTTCCGGCGTATCAGTCTCGCCGCCGGACGCGCCCTCACCAACCCGAACCGCATCCGCCTCGTCATCATCGATCAGCATTTCAATGGATTTGGCAGAGCCGACAATGACATCGGCAATGGCGCGCATCGGGCTCGTTTCGAAGTCGCGAGACACAACCTTGTTGACGAACTCAGGGCGCACCAGATAGCCGCCGTCCGGCTGCACGTCCGTGGACATGGCGCGAAGCTCAAGCGGCAGCTTGCCTTCATACCGGCCCTTGCCGCGTAGGAACTCGTCAAAGCTCTTGCGCGCCTCGTCGGCGGCTTTTTCGCTTTCGCTCTTGCCGAAGTCCTCCCGATTGAGCGCGGCTTCAAGAGCCTTGCCCTGGTCGGTCAACTTCTGGAGCCGTTCCGCCATTTCTGCCACCGCTTCGGACTGCTTGCGGAAACGCTCATCGTCCAGCGGGTCGCGGTTCTTAACGCTGTCAACCTCATTGCGGAGATCGACAAGAGCCGGGTTGATCTGCTCAACCAAGCCCTTCAGTTCTGCAAAGTCGCTCATGGTTTGAGCCCTTTCAGTGTTTGTTTAAGGGAATTGGCAAGCGCAGCAACCTCCCGTTGCGCCTCCGCCATTTCGGCATAGTCGCCAGCATCCCGCTGGCCAGCCCATGCCGTGAAGCCGTGCGAGGCGATCTGCTTCGCGTCGGATCGGCTAAAGCCAACAGCGCGCAACGCAGCTTCAAACTCTCTAGTGGTTTTTACCGACTTAAAGTCGGTCACATTCGCAAGCGGGTTGCTCGCCAAACTGACAAGGGAAACCTCCCACAAATCGATTTCCAGCAATTTGCGGACACCCGTATCGTAGTCCATTTGCGACTTAATCGTTCTGAAGCCGACGCTAAGCCCCTTTAGAGCGCCCATTTCGAGCAATTCCACGGCGTCCGCGCCGCGTTGCGTTCGCGCTGCAACACGGCCCTTAACTACCAAGCCGTGGCCATCCTCTCTAAACTCATCCCATCGCCCGACAAGTTCACGAAGGTCGTGCTGCCAAGCCATTTTAGGCTCGCGCCCGGAAATGCTGTTAGCAAACGCACCTGGCTCAATGATTTCGTTGTCACTGTCCACATTGCCAAAAACCGCGCCATAGCCTTCTATTTCACGATAGCGGCCATCGTCGGTCATCTTTCCGGCCTTTAATTCGACCGGCAGAAATTTGGTCTCTAGCATGTCAGTCATCCGTCACCCATGAAATCGCACACCGGCAATTGATGGTGCCGAATGCGGGTGCGTTCGGATCGCCTGGA